AACCTGTTTCTACTGCTACAAAAAACGCTTTAGATGCTAAAGCTAACAAAACACATCAACATGGAAACGCGGATATTACGGGTATTGATGCAGGAAAAATTATAAGCGGTGTTCTTGATATTGAAAGAATACCAAAAGGGGCATTGGAACGATGTATAGTTGTTGCTGATGATACCGCACGTAAAGCCTTAACCACTGCAACAGTACAAGTTGGCGATACTGTTAAGGTCACTGCTACGGGTCTGATGTATTTCGTTGTAGACGATACAAAATTATCTACCGATGAGGGATATGAGGTCTACACTGCTGGTGCTGCTACAAGTGTGCCTTGGAGCGGTGTTACGGGAAAACCGAGTACATTTACACCAAGTACACATACGCATGATGACCGTTATTACACAGAAGCCGAAATGAATACCAAGCTGGCAGCTAAAGTTGATGTAGTCAGCGGTAAAGGGCTTAGTACAAACGATTATACTACGGCTGAAAAAAATAAATTAGCATCTCTTAATAACTATACTCACCCGTCCTATACAAGCCGTGCAAGCGGGTTATATAAAATTGTTGTAGATGCAACGGGACATATCAGCCAGGCTGCTGCGGTTACCAAAGCAGATATTACGGCTTTAGGCATTCCCGCACAAGATACAACTTACGGTTTAGCCAGTTCTACCGCAAACGGTTTAATGAGCAAAGATGATAAAACAAAGTTAGATGGTATGAGTTATGCTACTGATTCAGATATCGATGCTATAATTACAGAAATTTTCGGGTAGGTGAATAATATGGACGATAAAATTATAAGTACACTCAAATTAAAACGTGCTTTAAATTCACTGAAATCTAAATTAATTTCAACTAAAGGCGGTACTATGGAGGGTGACTTTAATATAGATGCTCTTTACTTTAAAATTAATACTGCCAGTGGATATAAACAGGCATTTGGGACTGTACGAGGTGGTTTATTGGCCCTGGGCTCTGATGAATTAGTAGCTTGCTTGTATGGTTATGATAAGAATCAAAAGCCGCAATGGGTATACAAAGAAGGTTCGAACTATGTGTTTAAGGATCTAGCACTTAAAGATGATATTTACCCTGTTGGCGCTATCTATATGAGCGTTAGCTCAACTTCGCCCGCGTCTTTATTTGGTGGTACATGGACACAGTGGGGAAGTGGAAGAGTACCTATTGGTATTAATTCAAGCGATAGTGATTTCAAAACTGTAGAAAAAACGGGCGGAGAAAAAGAACATACATTAACTGTCGGTGAAATGCCGAGCCATAAACATGATTTCGGACAACAATTTACAGGCATGCCAGTGTCGAGCGGGAACTATGGTTATTATATGATTGCAGGAACACAAACCGATGTTATAAAAAATACAGGTGGAAACCAACCACATAACAACCTGCAGCCATATATAACCTGTTATATGTGGAAACGAGTTTCTTAAAGGGGGATAGATATGAGAGTTTTTAGTGAAGATAAGACACAGGAATTAAAAGAATATGATTTAAATAAAGGACATTTAGAACTGGATAAATTATTTGTGAAGCACCATGAAGCTGTAGAAGAAATTAAGGAGCAATGGCACTACGAAACTATTGCGGAATATCCAAACGGTGGTAAGGATGTTGAAAAAATAATTGACGTTCCTTATCAAGCCCCTCAAGAAGAGTATGACGAATATGAAGATATTTATGTTTATATTCCTTATACTGACGAAGAACTTGAAGAATTGAATAAACCAAGTGAATTAGAAATATTAAAACGAGAACAGGAAGTAACCGCACAAGCGGTTCAAGATTTAATTTTAACAATGATGGGTGGTGAGTAAAATGGCGAATTTTTTAGTTTACAGAATCTTAGATGAAAAATTAACGTATGACAAAGTACCTCAAGCATTAAAAGAGGAAGTTAAAAAAATCTTAATCGAGTTAGGGCATGAAGGATTCGATGACAACTGTATTCAATAAAATTTTAATTGAAGGTGAGGAAAATGAAAAAAATGAATGTTTTAAACAATATGAATTACATGGACACATACAATGCGATTACTGGAGCGGTAGTCGCTTTTTTAAGCTTTATTTTTGGAGAACACTGGATCCTATTTGCATTATTCTTGTTATTTAATGTGATTGACTGGATCACTGGTTGTATGAAATCCAAACTGGCTAATAAAACAAACTCAACAAAAGGATGGATGGGAGTTTTAAAGAAACTTGGGTACTGGATTATGATTTTATTAGCGTTTTCAGCTTCTGTATTATTTGTTGAAATTGGGAATACATTGGGAATTGATTTAGGAGTTACAACCTACCTGGGGTGGTTTGTTTTAGCTTCTTTAGGAATAAACGAACTAAGAAGTATTGTAGAGAATCTAGTTGAAGCAGGTTATAACGTACCAGCAGTTTTAACAAAAGGATTAGAAGTAGCAGACAAATTAATTAACAAAGAAAGTGAGGAACAGTAATATGAACGAAAAAGAATTCATTGAATTATGTAAGAAAGAGATTGTTGAGTATACGAATGAACATCTTGATAAAACAGATAAAAAGCAAATTACAGAAGTTGATGTGTTTGTGGTATGGAGTTGTAAAACATTGCAAAATAACAAAGCTTTATTGTCTACAACTGTTAGTGATGGAATGTACTATGAATTAACATATAACGGTGATAAAAATGAAGTGTATTTCGATGCTTACAAAAAATGGGAAAACAAATGCATTAAATTGGAGGATAAATAAAATGACAACAGTAAAACAATTATTAGACTTAGCAAGAGCGTGGATTGGATGTAGAGAAAGCGATGGGTCTCATATGGAAATTGTTAATGTATATAATGCTTATACACCATTACCACGCAATTATAAAGTTAAATCGAATGATAGCTGGTGTATGGTATTTATTTCAGCTTTGTTTATTAAGGTAGGGCTTGCAAATTTATGCCCGCTTGAATGTTCTTGCGGTAAAGCAATTGAAAAAGCTAAAGAAATGGGTATCTGGGAAGAAAACGGGGCTATTACTCCTAACGTAGGAGACTTAATTATGTATGACTGGGATAAAAAGGATGGATGGCCAGAACATGTCGGTATCGTAGAAAGCGTTAATGGTAATACATTTACAGTTATCGAAGGTAATAAAAATGATGCAGTAGGACGTAGAACTGTAACTGTGGGAAGTGCAAGCATTCGTGGATTCGTTAAGCCTATGTACGATGGTGCTACACCTAATGTTAGTGATATTCCACAAGCTGAAAATAATGCTGGTGTAACTGTAAACTATAAAGTTAAAGTCGATACGCCAAGCGGTGTAAACTGTAGAAAAGAGCCAAGTATAAACGGGGCTAAGGTGACTGCTTATGCCAATGGTACAGAATTAACCATCTCTAAAGAGGAAAATGGTTGGGGCTATACAGGTGAAGGATGGGTATCTCTACAATATTGCACTAAAGTTCAAGGTAATTCTTCATCTAACACAAAATCAACTGGAACTTATGAAGTACGTGTAGACAGTGCTTTAATTGTTAGAAGTGGTCCAGGGACAAATTATTCAAGAAAATCAAAATCACAGTTAACAGTCGATGGTCAAAAACATTCAAATGACAACGGTGGGTTATTAAACGGTACTCGTGTTACTGTTTCGAAATGGAACGGTAATTGGGCTAAGATTCCATCAGGTTGGGTAAGTGGCGATTATCTAAAAAAGGTATAGTAATATGTTTAAAAAAGAATTAGATAAAATTATAGTTTTTACTATAAGTGCTATAGCTTTATTTTTTGGATGTATTGCCATTTATCAGGAACAACAAATTAATAATCTAAAAAACAGTTTAGAATTAACAAATCAGGAATTGCAGGACACTCAATGTGATAGAGATTATTATAAATCTCAGTACCAAAAATATTTTGAACTATCAGCTGAATTAGAAAATCAGATAGGCATTTATTATGAATAAAGTATATTTGAAACGCAATGCAGTTGATTTAGACATGAATAAATTGGACACACGAATGGAATATCCCGTTTTATTTGCGATGCCTACATATCTTGTTTTAGATGCTGGGTATGGAAAAGTTATTAACGTGCATTATAGATATATTAAATGTAAATATATATTAAAGCCTAGAACAATGTAATCTAGGCTTTTTTATTTATTCATTAAGATAACTCCTTAAATTTTTTATTATTATTTTCTGTTTATTCCTTTTTTGTTCATAAAATAGTATCTTTTCATTATCTCCACTTTTTCTAAGACTTTTAATTATTTTATCGTATTTTCTAAGTTCTTCTACCGCTTTGTTTAATTTTTTCTCTTTTGGATTCATTCAATCACCTTTATATATTATTATTGTTATTTTTTTAAAAAAATTTCAAAAATAAAAAGTAATTTTAAAATTTTATCAGTAAGTAATAATAGGAGGTGAAAATTATGGAGTTAAATATTTATAATCTTTCTAAATTATACAATCCAAATGAGTATAATTTATTAGACATCTATATTACATACTTATGTCAAAATCTATAATAAAAAGAACACTACTATCCGCTTGGGGAGTAGTGTTCTTTTTTATTTTTTTTTCGCTTTTTTAATTACTTGCAACATCGCTTCTCTTATTACATCACTTTGGCTTATTTGTTCTTCTTTAGGTTTGCCATCATTCAAAAGTTTCAAGGCTTCTTTGAACTCTTTTACAAATTCAGCTTTGTAACTAGCTTTAACCTGTTTCATGTTTTCTTTTGCCCATTCGTTTATATATTTTGTTTGATCGAATTTTTTTTCACTCATTTTAAATTTTCCTTTGATATTTTTTTAAGTGTTATACAACTTATAATAAAAGTAACAATAGAAAGGGCAGATGCTGTTATCCCTAAAAATGTATCTTTGTTGGAAGTAGCTAAAGTCGTAGAAGATAATAAGAGTAATAATAATGAAATGCTTTTCTTTTGTTTGTTATTCATAATGTTTACTCCTTTCTAAATTATGGTATAATGTAAGTGGGTAAGAAACCAAGAGGATTATTTCCTCTTGCGTTTCTTGGACTTCTTAGACTTGGTAGTTGATTTAAGAACTATAACCGCCGTAGCAAGTTGGATTATAGAACTTAGAATTTCTAGCAAGTCTTTAATTGTTTTCTTATCCATATCGTTCCCTCCTTACATATATATAATACCATATTGGTACTAATATGTCAATGGTATTATTGAATAAAGTTAATTTTACTCCCAAAAAACTCCCAAATTAAATTAGAATGGTTAAAATGAGTATGCTTTTACTATAAAATAGCTTATTT